CTTCGACCTACGGGAGAAGAGAAATACCTCTGTAGTAGCACTGAGTCGCGTAGTAACCGCGGGACATCACAGCGGGACAACGGGACAGATGAAACGGGACAAATGTCCCAACGAAATGGGACACACGGGACGGGACAAGTGTCCCGCCCTCCACGGCGAAAGGAACACGGACATGGAAACGCAGCACGCGCTCCTCTGGAGCCAACGGCAGAACGCTCTGCACATCGAGCCCTTCGAGACCACCCTCTCGGCCAACCGCATCGCCTACCGCGACAACAAGGCCGGCGACTACCGCGTGCTGTTCGTCGGCCCGATGCCGGAGGTGGAGAAGGCCGCCGACGCCATCCGCAACACGCTCAAGCAGCGCGCAGGGGTGCCGGCGTGAACACCGCAGCCTCCCCCGTCTGCTTCGGCGTCTGCTGCCCCAAGCACGGCCAGTGCGCCAAGTACGCAGCCGTCGACGGTGCCCAGCCCGAACAGCCCCGCATGGACAACTGCGGGCCGGAGTTCAGTGCGTTCGAGCCCATCGCTCCCGCGCCCGCGCGCGCATTTGCCCCGGGGAGCGAGGCATGAACAAGCTGCAGCACGCCAGGCGGAAGGCTGTGACCGAGGTGGCGAACGTGTCGGCCATCGAGCACGACGTCAGCGAGGCGCTGCGCACCGTGCGGCAGGCGCTGGGTGCTGCTGATGGCACGGCCGAGGATCACGCGCTGTGCGCCGTCGAGACCTTCGCAGCCATCGCCATGCACGTGCTGAAGCGCACGCCGCCGCAACTGATCCGCCACGCCGCGCAGGTCATCGAGATCCGCGCCCGCATGGACGGCATCCCCGTCCTGACCGTCGACCACGAAGGAGCCCACCCATGAGCCCGATCAGCGAACACACCCGCGCCATGCGCGAGACGTACAACCCGCAGCCGGAGCGCTGGGATGGCACGAGCCGGCCCGCGCCGCTCGACGAGGCGCTTCCGAACACGCCAGACCCGGCGCATGGCGTGTCGGGCCTGGGCATCGCTGCCGCGCTGGTGGGCGTGATCGCGGCCGTCGTGGGCGCGTGGCACTTCGTCGCTGCCGCACTGAAGGGAGCGCCGCTGTGATCGCCGCCGCCATCGACATCGGCATCACGGGCGCTGTGGCGTTCGTCGACAGCCGTGGCACCTGCGCCGTGCACGACCTGCCCACGCTGCCGGATGGCAAGGACGGCCGACGCAGGCTCGACGGGCGTGGGCTGGGTGAGCTGCTGCGCAACCACATCCCGGCCGGCGAGGTCTGCGTGATCGCCTTCGAGGACGTGCGGCCTCGCCCGAACCCGAACCGCGGCACCTCCATCGTCACCGAGGGCGCCCTGATGCGCTCCCGCGGCGTCGTCGAGGGCGTGCTCGACTGCTTGCGCCTCACGAGCCGCGTGCGCGTGGTGCAGCCGCAGACGTGGAAGCGGCACTTCGGGCTGCTCAAGGCGGAGAAGGACGCGAGCCGAACGAAGGCCCTGCAGCTGTACCCGAGCGCCGCCCACGCCCTGCAGCGCAAGAAGGACCACAACCGGGCCGAGAGCCTGCTCATCGCGCACCACGCGCTGACGGTGGAGATGGCGTGAGCAGCATTGCAGCTAACCGCGAAGTATTCCCCGCAGAGGTGACGGCCATGACCTGCAAGTCCTGCCTCACCGCAGCCGTGCGCAAGTCCGGCCTGTTCAGCGCGGACTGCCGCGGGTGCTGTGCCCGCGCCGTCTCCCGCTCGCCGCAGTTCCGCCAGGTGCAGAAGCTCGGCAAGCTCGACAGCGAGTACCGCCGGCTGCTCGAGCAGTTCAAGCTCACGCACGCCGAGGTGAAGGCGGCGCATGCGGCTGATGCGATGCGGGAGGGTGCGTGATGGAACACGGGGTGTACGCGTTCATCGACGACGGGGAACTGGATCCTCACCAGGTCAAGATCGGTCCTCGGAAGCTCATCGTCGCGCGGCCGGATACGCTCCGGCCGCTCCACTACGCCGCAGAACCTCCCCGCAACTGCGTCAACTGCGGCGCCCCGCACGAGCCCGTGTGCAGCTACTGCGGGACCACGGCGTGACCCTGATCCTCCGCCCCAAAGGCCGCGGCAACTGGGCCACCACCACCCTCGTCCTGCAGGGCGCCCACGCGCTCCCCCTACTCATCCGCGCCGGGCAGACCTTCTCGCTCGGCGGCGTCAACTTCCGCATAGTCCAGGTGAAGCCATGACACCCAAACCCCGCCACCGTCCCGCCCGCGTCGACTGGTTCCGGGTCATCGTGAACCTCGAGCGCCAGGGCTACTCCATCCGCGATCTCGCCTTCCTGGTCGAACGCGGCAAGGGATGGATCGAGCACCTCAAGAACTCGCCCGGCGCCGAGCCGCGCTACGACGACGGCTCCGTGCTGCTCGACCTGTGGTGCGAGGCGATGGACAAGCCGCTGACCGACGTGCCCCGCGAGGGCTACAGCATCGGCACAGCCCCGGTGATTTGTCCGGGAACGTAGCACCCCGCGAGCGGGAGACTCCGCCGGTCCATCGATCGGAACCGAACAGGAGCCTCCCTCATGACCAAGCCCACCGCCGCGCGCAACCTCGCCGTCCGCACTCCCGGCGCCCCCGCCGAAGCCGCCGAGGTGACCAAGCCCACCGCCGCGGCGCTGCAGGACCAGATGGCCGCCGAGGAAGCAGCGCTCGACGCCGCCGTGCGTGAAGACGTGGCAGCCGGCGCGCAGACCGCCGACGCCCCGGCACCCGCCGATGCCTCCCCCGCACTCACCGCCCCCGACATCCAGCGCCTGATCGACGAAGGCATCGCCCGCGGTGTCGCCAAGGCGCTCGCCGTCCAGGCCCGTGCGCAGGCATCCGGCACGCCGTCCGTCGAGCTTCCCGACCAGTCGCAGGTCGACGCCTTCGCCATCCGCAAGGAGCAGCTCACGAAGCAGGGCTGGGTGGTGCCCGCGGTGTACCCGGGCCAGATCCGCCCGGCCGGCACCAACCTCGACAACTGAGGAGCGATCCATGTGCGGCGGCTTCACGGAGAAGCTCTCTCCGAAGAACATCAAGAACCTGCTCCCGCGGAACCTGAAGGACGTGATCGTCGGGCCCGCGTCGAGCGAGTCCGTGGCCGTCACAAAGGACGCGCTCGAGGGAATCGGGCTGAAGAAGCCCACGAAGCCCTGGGTGGACCCCGAGGCCGAACGCGCCAACGCCGCCGCTGAAGCCGCCACGCAGGCGAACGCCCGCATCGCCTTCATGCGCAAGGCCCAGCGCGAGAACAGCCTGCTCACCGGCGGCGGTGCCGCTGCAGCTGGCTCGGGCCGCTCGACCCTGGGGGTGTGATGGCCGAGTACTCGTCGATCGCGGCGCGCGTGAAGAAGCGCTGGGCCGAGCTGATGGCGGCCAAGCAGTTGCACGTGCCTGTGTGGGACGACTGCTACCGCATGACCTACCCGACGCGCGGCTCGGGCCTGCAGACCGTGATCCTCACGGCGGCAGACGCCCAGCAGTACAAGGCGCGGATCTACGACAGCACGGCGCCCGACAGCGTGAAGACGGGCGTGGCGACCCTGATGGGCGCCATGGTCCCAGCGAACGCGCTCTGGTTCGGCCTGGACGTCGGCAACGAGTCCGAGGAGGAGCGACGCTGGCTGGAGGACGCGGCGAAGTTCATCTGGGAAAACATCCACGCATCGAACTTCGACGCCGAGGCGTGCGACGCCATGATCGACGAGTTCGTCGCCGGCTGGTTCGTCTTGTTCCTCGACGAGAAGCCCGGCGGCGGGTTCTACTTCGAGGCCTGGCCCGTCGGCCAGTGCTGCATCGCCAGCTCGCGCAGCGGCGGCATCGTCGACACGGTGTATCGGAAGTTCAGCTACTCGGTGAGCCAGTGCGTGGCCATCTACGGCCTCGACAACGTCAGCGAGAACACGCGCAGCCTCTACCAGAACGAGAAGTTCGACGAAGAGGTGTGCATCGTGCACGCCATCGAGCCGCGCCAGCTGTACGACGCGAACAGCAAGACGGCGAAGAACATGCCCTTCGCGTCGATCCACATCGAGGAAGCGTGCGGGCACACCCTGCGCGAATCCGGCTTCCACGAGTTCCCTTGCATGGTGCCGCGCTGGATGCGCCTGCCGGGTTCGGCCTACGCCACCGGCCCGATGTCGGACGCGCTGCCCGACGTCATGACGCTCAACGAGGTGAAGAAGTGGACGCTCATGGGTGCCGAAACTGCCATCGCCCCGCCCATGATCGCGGTCGACGATGGCGTGCTCAATCCGCGCAACATCAAGCTCGGGCCGCGCAAGGTCGTCATCGCCAACAGCATCGACAGCATCAAGCCGCTCATCACCGGCGCCAAGGTCGAATCCGGCATGCTGACCGTCGACGATCTGCGCGCGTCCATCCGCAAGGTACTGCTCGCTGACCAGCTGCCGCCGGTGGAAGGCCCGACGAAGACAGCCTACGAGTGGTCGGTGCGCGTGCAGGCCCTGCGCGCCACGCTGGGCCCGATGTTCGGCCGCTTCCAGTCCGAGTTCCTGCAGGCGCTGATCGAGCGCGCCTTCGGCCTGATGTACCGCGCGAACATCCGCAACGGCTTCACCCTCGTGGGCCGGCCGCCGCCGTCCCTGTCGAACCGGAACTTCACCATCCGCTACCTGTCCCCGCTCGCGCGCGCGCAGAAGCTGGGCGACGTGGACGCGATGGACCGGTACGAAGCCACGCTCGTGCAGGAAGCCGCTGTCGATCCGTCGGTGCTCGACGTGTACGACATGGAGGAGGCCGCACGCGAGCGCGGTCTGCTGCTCGGCGTGCCGCAGAAGCTGGTGCGCGACAAGCGCAGCACGGCCCTGGTCCGTAAGGCCAAGGCCGACGCCCAGCAAGCGCAGCAAGAGGAGGCCGTGCAGATGCAGGGCCAGGTCGCACAACAAGACGCCATGGCCCAGCGGATGGCCTCGGCAGCGTAGGAGATCCCCATGAGCATGACCACGTCCCTCACCGGCACCGGCTGGAAAGTCGACATCGACGCCGTGAACCCGCAGTGGGTTGCCGTTCCTCCCACCGCAGCGTCACCCGGCATCCGCGGCCAGATGGCCCTCGACGCGAGCTACGCCTACTTCTGCATCGCCGCGAACACGTGGGTGCGCGTCGCGGTTTCGTCCTGGTGAGGTGAACCCATGAAGAAGATCCTGCTGCTCGCCGGCCTGCTGCTCTCGTTGCTGGCCCACGCCGCGCCCTACGACCTGTTCATCACGCAGGTCCAGCCGTCCGGCGTCGGTTCGTTCATCCGCAGCGTGTCGCCGCTGTCGCCGGCACCGAACACCAGCGGCGTACTGATGTACGACGGAGCCACCACGCTGCCGAAGGCGGGCGTGATCGGCTCGGGCCTGTCATGGGACGGCACCACGCTGAGCGCCACTGCCGCGGCCCAGGTGAACAGCGACTGGACGGCCGTGAGCGGCGCGGCCCAGATCCTGAACAAGCCAACCCTGTTCTCGGGTGCGTGGGGCGACCTCACCAGCGTGCCGAGCACCTTCACGCCGGCGCCGCACACGCACGTGGCGACCGATGTCACCTCGGGCACGCTGGCCGACGCACGCATCCCGGCCCTGGCCATCAGCAAGACCACCGGCCTGCAGGCGGCGCTCGACGCGAAGTTCACCACGCCCACCGGCACCACGGCGCAGTATCTGCGCGGTGATGGCTCCCTCGCCACGCTGCCCACGCCGGCGGCGTTCGACTTCAGCCAGCCCGCCACGCGCACGCTGGCCGTGTCCACGTCCTACCAGGCGACGAACAGCGCGAAGGCCGCGGTGATCTACCCGAGCCTCGCGTGCACGAACGCCACCACGGTGCTGGCCGCGAGCGAGTGCAACGCGCAGGTCCGCGTCGGCGCATCGGCGCTCACGTGCTCGACCGGCACGGTGCTCTACACGATCCGCCTGGCCGTGAGCCTCGGGCTGCTGATCACGCAGGCCAGCACGAACCCGGCGCCGATCTTCCTGCCGGCCGGCGGGCACTTCATCGTCTGCCCGACCGCCGGCACCTTCACGCTGACCACCGTCGAGCAGTCGGCCGGATGAGCGAAGACATCGAAGAGCTGAAGTCCCGCGCAGAGCGTGCGCGCCTCGATTCGCTGTACCTCGCGATCTTCGAAGACGACAAGCGCGGCGCGGCGCTCTACGAAGACCTGTACCGCCGCTTCGCCGGTTCGGCCCAGGTCCACACCTCCGGCGGCATCGACGCGGTGCTCAAGACCTACCGCGACGCAGCGCACCGCGAGGTCATCGAATACATCGTCCGCTGCTGCAACCGGGCGCGCGGCGTGAACGACGAACCACCGCCCGATGGACCATCGTCATGAACCTCCGCAAGCACTTCCCCCTGATGAACGCCGTGGATGCCACGGCCAGCACCGCGGCTCCGGCTGCGCCCGCGCCGGCACCTGCTGCTGACGCGCCCGCCGCCGCGGCACCGAGCCCGGCGCCTGCCCAGCAGGACTCGCTGTTGCCCCCGCTGGCGACCGCACCCGCTGCTGCTCCGGCAGCCGATGGCGCCACCGCGGCCACCGATTACGCGTGGCTCCCGGAGAAGTTCCGCGTCAACGGCGCCGACGGCAAGCTCGACCTGAACGCGTCCAGCCAGAAGCTGGGCGACTCGTACCGGAACCTCGAGCGCACGAAGGGCGCGACGCCGCCGGCATCGGCCAACGACTACACGTTCACGCCGCCCGATGACATGGGCGACCTGAAGTTCGACGACGCGCTCTCCGCGGGGTTTCGTGAGCGAGCCCACAAGGCAGGCATCTCGCAGGACCAGTACCAGTTCCTCATGGGCGAGTACGCCACCCTGGTGCCACAGATGCTCGGTGCTGCGGCCGAGCTGTCGGCTGCCGAAGCACGGACGGAACTGTCCAAGGTGTGGCAGTCCCCGGCCGTCTTCGAAGCGCAGCTGAGCCACGCGAGCCACGCGATCAGCGCGGCGCCGCAGCACCTGCGCGAAGACCTGCACTCGCGGTTCGGCCGTGACCCAGCGTTCCTGCAGTTCGCCGCGTGGATGGGCGCGCAGATGCAGGAAGACCGCGCACCCGCGAACCCGGACGGCGGCAATGGCGGCGGACAGACCGTCGAGCAGATGATGTCCGACCCCGCGTACCGCGACCCGAAGCACCCGAACCACGCAGCGCTGAGCAAGCGCGTCGTCGAGGCCCTGCAGCGCGCGAACCCGGACTGATTTGTCCGGGAATCTGCGGACACCTCCGCTTGACACTGCGAGCCATTCACAGGCCCGCGGTGGCGAGCGGACAACCTGAAATGCCCGAGGTCGACGGCGTGAAAAGCCGGCCGCTCGACCCGTAGCACAGGCCCGCAAGGACAACCTGACCCAAGGCTGAACCCAACACCCTTCGGAGTTCAGAATGTCTCAAATCCAGAACTGGTTCGTCACCGCCTGGGACAACGCCATCCGCGTCGAGGCGAGCCAGAAGCAATCGCGCCTCTTCGGCACCGTGACCGACCGCGGCACCATCGAAGGCGAGTCCTTCACCATCAACAACCTGGCCGACTCGGGCCGCACGCTGACCGCCAACACCGTCCGCCACGGCGACACCGAGTTCACGCTGGAAGACCAGTCGGCGCGCATCGCGCTGATGTCGGACTTCTACGAGGCCGTGCCGCTCGACCGCAACGACATCCCCAAGATGAAGGTCAACCCGGTGACGGGCGGCGCCTACATGGGCGTGCTGATGGCGCGGAAGAACCGCACCATCGACAACATCATCTACAACGCCGCGCGTGCCACCATCCCCACGAAGGACGGCGGCTCCATCGCGCTGCCCTCCACGCAGAAGATCGCCGTCGGCGGCACGTCGTTCACGAAGGCCAAGCTGATCGCGACGAAGAAGATCTTCCGCCGCAACGAGGCCGACAAGGAAGCCGGCGAAGAGCTGTTCATCCTCTACAACGACGAGATGCTCGAGGACATCCTGACGGACACGACGCTCACGAGCGCCGACTTCATGTCCGTGAAGATGCTCCAGGACGGCGACGTCGCGCGCAAGTGGATGGGCTTCAACTGGGTGCCGTTCAACGGCATCTCGAAGGTCGGCACCGACTACTTCACCGTGGCCTACGCCAAGTCCGGCATCCACTTCGGCAAGGGCTACGAGGAAGGGAAGATCTCCCCGCGCCCGGACAAGAAGGACCTGACCCAGGCGTCCATGGGTGCCTCGTACGGCGCCGGCCGCCAGGACGAGAAGAAGGTCGTCGAGATCGCCTTCCTCTGAACCACCAACACCCAGGAGCAATGAATCATGGCTGAAGTCAATGGTCGGGCCGCTGCGGAGATTGCCGCCGGCCGCAAGGTGATGTTCGACTCGCAGGGCAAGACGTCCGTCGCGGTGGCGGAAATGCCCGCGGTGCACGCCGGTGCGCAGATCGCCGACACGATCGCCTTCGGGCTGATCCTCAAGAAGGGCGACCGCCTGCTGTGCCCGGTGACGCTGAGCAACGGCGCCGGCACGGCGTCGAGCACGCTGGCGGTCGGCATCCGCGACGCCTACACGAAGGTGGCAATCGACGCGACTGCGATCCTCGCCGCCACGGCGATCACCGCGGCGGCCACCGCGCAGGCCAACACGGGCACGAAGCTCACGGCCGGTCAGCGCTACACGCTGCCGCAGGACGTCGAGGTGTACGGCACGGTCGCCGGCGCCGCGATCCCGGCGAACCAGGTGATCCGCATCGAAATCCCCTACATCCCGTCCTGAAGGCCGGGCCTGCGGTGATCTGAGGGCGGGGCCAGTCGGCTCCGCCTTTTTTCATGGAGAGGTGAGATGGCAACCGACGTCGAGATCTGTTCCCGAGCGCTGATCCTGGTGGGCGATGCGCCCATCGCGTCCCTGTCCGAGCAGACGAAGCGCGCGTCGGTGTGCGCGAACCTGTACCCCATCGCGCGCCGGCAGATGCTGCGCGCGCACGTGTGGAACTGCGCCGTGAAGCGCGTGGCGCTGACAGCGCTCGCTGGCGCCCCGGCGTACGGCTGGTCCAACTGGTTCGCCAAGCCCGGGGACTGGCTCCGCGTGCTGGACGTGGGCAACTGCGGGAACGACGACTACGCCTTCGAAGGGAACCGCATCCTCGCAAACCAGACGAGCCTGAAGCTGCGGTACGTGGCCGACGTCACCGAGGGCATGTGGGACGCAGGCCTGACCGACGTGATGGTGCTGAAGATGGCCGCCGACCTGGCGTACCCCATCGCCAAGAGCACATCGCTCATGCAGGCCAAACTGCAGGAGTTCACGGCCGCTCTGCGCATCGCCAAGGCCATCGACGGGCAGGAGAACCCGCCCGACCAGTTCGGCGACTCCCCGTTCCTCGAGGTCCGCGGCGGGAGCAGCTATGCCTAAGCTGGAGGTCGTCACCACCAACTTCACCGGCGGCGAGTTCTCCCCGTTGCTGGCCGGCCGCACCGACATCGAGAAGTACAACTCGTCGGCCAAGAAGCTCGAGAACGTGGTGGTGCTCAAGCAAGGCGGGGCCACGATCCGGCCGCCGCTGCAGTACATCGCCTCGACGAAGTTCACCGTCAGCCAGGCGCGGCTGATCCGGTTCGTCTACTCGCGTTCCGACGCCTACCAGCTGGAGGTGGGGCAGAACTACATCCGCTTCATGAAGAACGGGGTTCTCGTGGAGTCGGCGCCGAACGTGCCCTACGAGATCGCGTCGCCCTACACGGCGGCCGAGGCATTCGAGATCGACTTCACGCAGGGCGAGGACACGATGATCCTGGCCCACGGGTCTTACTATCCGCGCCGGCTGCGTCGGTTCGCTGATGCGCGCTGGGTGCTGGACCTCGCGCCCCTCAAGCCGGCGCCGGTGGCCGAGGTGGGTAACCAGGCGGCCGTGAACATCACGATCAGCAACGGCGCCGTCGGTGCGGGGCGAACGCTCACCGCCACCGGGAACTTCTTCCTCGCCAGCGACGTGGGCCGCGAGATCACCTGGGGCGGCGGCACGGCGCTCATCACGGCAGTGGCAACCCCGCTCAGCGCCACCGCCACGGTCACCGCCACGTTCTTCGACCTCACCGGCTACCCGTCCATCAACCTGGGCCCGGTGTGGACACTTCTGGGCTCGCCGATGACGACGGCGACGGCGAGCGCGAAGGACCCGGTCGGCGCGACGATCACGCTCACCCTCGGCGCCGCGGGCTGGCGCGACGACGTCGGCAGCCTCGTCGAGATCAACAGCGGGCTCGTGCGCATCACGAACGTCACCAGCGCCACGGTGGTGGACGCGGTCATCATCCGGGAGCTGAGCAGCGTGGTGGCGGCCCCGGCCGACGCATGGAGCGTGCTGCGTCAGATCTGGTCGGACACGCGCGGCTACCCGAAGAGCTGCGCCTTCTACCAGCAGCGCCTGTGGTTCGGGAACACCACGACCTACCCGCAGACCATCTGGGGCTCGCGTACCGCGCTGTACTTCGACTACACCCCCGGCACCGACGACGACTCGGCGGTCTACAAGACGCTGGCCGCCACCGACGAGGTGAACCCGATCACGTTCCTGTGCGGCGCCGGCTCGCTGGTCATGCTGGGGTTCAGCGCCGAGGTGGAGGGCAAGGGCGGCATCGAAAAGCCCATCACCCAGACGAACATGCAGACCAACGCGGAGAGCGAGTGGGGCTGCGCGCCCATCCGCCCCATGACGGTGGGCAAGGAGATCGTCTTCGTCGAGCGCGGCGGCCGTGCCGTGCGCGTGCTGTTCCCCCAGCAGGTCGACGGGTACGACAGCACCGACGTGTCGGTCTTCTCCGAGCACCTGATCGCCGATGGCATCCGGGAGATCAGCTACGAGCGCCGGCCGAACTCGGTGCTGTGGGTGTGCACGAACAGTGGGAAGCTCCACGCCTTCACGTACAACCGCGAGCAGAACACGCTCGCCTGGGCCGGCGGCTGGACCGACGGCGAGGTGGAGTCGCTGTCCACGGTCCCGACGCCGGACGCTGACGTCACCGACGCCGTGGTAAAGCGCACGATCAACGGCGCAACCGTGCGCTACATCGAGCGACTGAACTGGAAGGTTGGCACCGGGTCGCTGGTCGGGTTCTACGACTGCCGTGTCGACAAGACCTACGGCGCGGCGACGGCGAGTGCTACGGGGTTCGGGGTGCTCGAGGGCGAACAGGTTACCGTCATGGCCGACGCCATCTACCTGGGCACGCGGACGGTCACCGGCGGCACGATCACACTGGACGAGCCGGCCACCAACGTGGTGGCGGGCCTGCCGTACCCCGCGCGCATCGTGCTGCCGCCGCCCGAGGTGGGCACCGGCACAGGGACCAGCACTGGGCAGGCGAAGAGCAACAGCAAGGTGCAGGTGCGCCTGCACGAGTCGGTGGGCCTGAAGGTCAACGGCGCGGAGGTGGAGTTCCGCAAGTTCGACGTCGACAACACCCTCGACAACCCGCCGGACCCCGTCACCGGCCTCGTGGACGTGACCGAGATCGGCTGGGACGAGGACGACGGCGTCGATCTCGAGCTGCTGCAGGAGCAGGGGCAGAAGTGGACGGTGCTGGCCGTCGTCCGCACGATCACGGTGAACGCAGGATGAACCGCGCCGCCACCTTCATGGATCTCCCGGGCCTGCTGGACCTGGGCGCGCGCATGCACGCCGAGTCGCCGCAGTTCACGCATCTCGCGTTCTCGCGCGCGAAGCTCGAGCAGACGCTGCTGGCCCTACTCGACTCGCCGCTCGGGTTCATCCAGGTGGCCGAGCGCGACGGGCGCATCGCGGGTGTGATGGTGGCCATCGCCACCGAGCACTGGTGCAGCGACGACCTGGTGCTCTGCGAGCTGGCCCTGTACGTTGAACCAGAGTACCGCGGCACGCTCATCGCCGCCGGGCTGATCAAGAGGTTCAAGGGCTGGAAGGAACAGACCGGAGCCAAGCTCGCCACGGTGGGGGTCAGCACCGCCATCAGCGACGAGATGACCGAGAAAACCGCCAGGCTGTACGAGGCGCTGGGCCTCAAGCGCTTCGGCATCATGTTGGGAGCATAGAAATGGGATTCCTCGCAGCCATCCCCGCGTGGGTGTCGCTGGCAGCAGCCGGCGCAGGCGCCGCGGTGCAGATCGACCAGGCGAACGAGCGCGACGCCGAGGCGCGGCAGGACGCGGCCAAGGAAAAGGACGCCGCCAAGGCCCACGCCGAGAACATCTCGCGTGCGCGCCGTAAGCAGGTGGCGTCCGCGCGTGCCGCCACCGCGGCGAGCGGCACGGCGCTGGACGAGTTCTCCGAGATCAACACCAACGACATCGAGCGCTCCGGCGCCCTGGACGAGCAGATGACGCTGCTCACTGGCAACCGCCGGGCCGAGTCGCAGCTGTACGGCCAGGGCGATGGCGCTCGCGCCGCGGCGATCAACGGCGCTGGCGATCTACTCTCCACCGGCTACCAGATCGGCTGGAAGAAGCCGAAGGGAAAGGCCTGACATGGCACGCATTCCATCCGCAGACGGGTTCGGTCAGGTTGTCGCGGAGCCCTCCTGGCCCGACCGGCGCCGCAGTGACGCGGTGGCGCAGGCCACGGCCGGCCTCGCGAAGACGGTGCAGGGCATCGCCATGGACGCTCAGCGCACGCAACGCGCCGAGGATGAGCAGGTACGTCAGGACCAGATCCGGCTGCAGCGCGCGGCCGACCACGCAAACGCCACGCGCCTGGTCAACGGCGGCCGGGACAGCGCCCGGGCGGCACGCGACGAGTTCGTCGAGGGGATCAAGTCCGGCACGATCCCTAAGAACGAGGCGGCCGACCAGTGGCGTCAGCGGGTCACCGACATCCGCACCACGGCGCTGGAGGGCGTGCCGTCCGAGTTCGCGCTGGACGCGCAGGCCGACTTCGACAGCCTCGGCGCCGGGTTCGACCGTGACATCACGAAGGCGCTGAACGAGCGCAACCAATCGGAGGTGCGCGACGGCCTGAACAGCACCTTCGAGACTGCGCAGCGCCTCTACATGAAGGACCCGGTCGGCGCCCGCGCGATGGTCGACGGCGCGATCGAGCAGTTCGGCCCGCACACCGGCCTGGCGCCCGACGTCATCGGCAAGTCCCGGCAGGCCTGGGAAGAGAAGGCGGCATTCGCCAAGACCTCCGAGGCCATCGTGGGCGCGCGCCGGGACAACAAGGCGCTCAGCAAGGTGGAAACCGAGCTGTCTGCGAACGAGACTATGGACCCGCAGCGCAAGGTGCAGCTGATGGGCCAGATCGAGGGCTTCAAGGCGGCCAACGTTCAGCGCGCCGAGGCCGAGGCAGCCCGGGCCCGCGCGGCGCAGGATGCCGCACTGCGCAAGGCCGAGAGCGCCTTCAACGCGGCGAACAGCCTGGTGATGGGTGGCAAGACGCTGAGCCCCGAGTACGTCACCCAGCTCACGCAGCAGACCGCCGGCACCCCGTACGCGGCCGCGCTTCCCGACCTGCTGAAGCAGGCGCCGGAGCGCTCTGCCTTCGGCATGCAGCCGGTGGGCGTGATGGACGCCACGATCAACCAGCTCCGGGCCGACCTCAACGTGAAGGGCACCGACCCGAAGACCGAGAAGCGCGTGAACGAGCTGGAGGCCATCCGCAACGCGAAGCGGGAGGCGTTGAAAGAGGACCCGCTGATCGGCGCCCAGGAGTACGGCGGGCCGCCCATTCCCCAGATCGACACCCGCAGCGTGGCCGGGCTGGTGGGCACCATCGCCGGCCGCCTGGAGGCTGTCACCTTCGCGTCCAGCCAACTCGGCGGCCAGGCCGTCTCCCCGCTCACGAAGCAGGAAACCGAGGCCGTGGGCCAGCTCATCAACGTGCTGCCGGTCGAGCAGCGCAGCAGCGCCATCGCGCAGATCGCCCAGGTGATCGGCCCGCAGCAGGCCGCGGCACTCGGCCGCCAGATGGCCCCGAAGGACGACGCCATCGGCCTCGCGTTCGGCCTGGCCGGCGACCGGACCACGAACGGCCGCTTCACCTCCGAACTGGTGCTGCGCGGCGCGCAGGCCATCAAGGACAAGGCGGTGAAGAAGGACGGCGCCGCGATCACCGGCACGCGCGCGCTCATGGCGGCGGAGATCGGGGACGCCTACGTCGACCAGGGCGTTCGGGACGCGATGATCTCAGCGGCCGTCTACGCCGAGTACGGGCTGCAGTCCGAGGGTGGCGGCAACCCCCGGCAGGCGGTTCGCCTGGTCACCGGCGGACTCACCACGCAGGCGGGGAAGAAGATCCCCCTGCCGCGCGGCATGGAGGCGTCCGAGTTCTCGAAGCGCCTGACGACGCTGACTCCCGACAACCTGCGCACGGCGCTGCCCGAGGGCAAGGTCTACGTCAGCGGCACGGCCATGGCGCCAGCTGACTTCCTGAAGCAGGTGCCGAACGCCTCGCTCATCAGCGCCGGCCAGGGCCGCTATGCGGTGCAGACGGGCGCCGGCCTCGCCACCAATGCGGCCGGCCTGCCGGTCATCCTCGAGGTGAAGTGACATGCCCATCGACGACGCATTCGCCGCCTCGACCAACGCCGTGCTGCTGGACATGGCGCAGCGCCCGCGCCCACCGGTGAAGCAGGCGCCAGCCTTCAGCGTGTGGGGGCTCGTGAAGGCGCCGGCCCAGGGCCTGACCGCGGGCGTGGCCCAGGCGGCGGGCTCGGCGGCCGACATCTTCAGCGGCGCCGCGCAGGTCAGCGGCTCGCTCGGCACCGAGGACTGGCTGATGCCCGACCCGGTCAAGGCGGCCAAGGAAACCGAGGAGGCCCGGCAGCGCCTGCGCGAGCAGGGCGGCCCGGACGTGAACAGCGAGGTGGGCCGCTCCCTGCGCAACGTGGCCCGCGACTACATGCCCGACCCGGTGACCTCGCACGGCGCCGAGCAGGCGGTGGCGAACCTGTTCCGGGTGGGCGTGAAGGCGGTGGCAGGGGCCGCGGCGCTCGGGCCGCTCGCCGGGGCCCCTGCC